CCCATCAATTCACTATAATCTCGAGATAGTGCATTCTTAATATAATCTGGAATTTGATCTGGTGATGTGCCCGTTTCAGAAATCATTTTAGAATCTATAATGTTTCCATTCCCTGACGGTTCTGCTATATCAGAATAACTTTTCTGTAAAATAGATTGCATTGAATCTGTATTAAAGGTTTTACCCCCTAAAGTTTCCCATTCATCTGCAGCACGTGCCGTTTCATTAAGAACTTCATTTAATACTTTATTTTTTGTATAAGTATTTGGTATATTCTTTTTCGAAGCAGGTAATGTTTTTTTCTTAGATGGTTTTTGTTTAAGTTTTGCCTGCTTTGATTCTTTAAGAAATTTGCGCAACTCTAGTCGAACTTCTTCCCTCACTATTTCTCTTATTATCGTTTTAAGTTCTGTTTTTTTCATATTATCTCTCCTATAACATTTATTATCTTTCTTTATTATCTTCAATGAAATGTTTTGTACTAACAATATCATTTGAATCTTTAATTATTAAATTTTTAAGTTCTATTAACTTAGGTATTAAACTGCCCGGTGGGCCATTTTCAACACCTAGTGGCATCGGTGCACCTTGACAATGTCCATTCGCTGATACTAAAAGATCAATTAATACAGCTAACCATTCTCTTAAATTTTCTCCTAAAACCATTCCTTGCTGTACATCTGCTCCTACAATATGACTAGGTGCTATCTCTTTTGCCTGTTTTCCTAAATATACGTTTGATGATTCGATAATTGTTTCTTTTTCAGTCGAAATTGTTAATACATTTCCTGCACCAATATGTACATTCTTAGCAGCTGAGAAAAATAAACTATCGTTTTTCGAATTAATAACAATTCGATCAGAATTTAAAAATATTTGCGAACCTAAAATATTAGGTTCTTCGCCATTTTTTATTTCATTTACTGTTAATGATTTTCCATAACCATAAATAATTTTTGTAGCATCTCCATCACCATTAACATAAGAAATTAGTGTCGACATTAGTCTTTTTCTTTCTTCTTCAACTTCAACATTATCTGAAGCTAATGTAAACGGTAAAGGAATATTATTATCATTTTCTATTTTACTATCTGAAGAAAAATGTTGTCTAATAGAACCCTGCTGAAACATTCCTAAAATGCTACCATCAAAAGTAGTTTCGACTGAATATTTAGAAAATCTTCCATTAGAAATAATAATACAGGGTTTAACATCCCTACTACCTATTCTTATACTATTACCGTACCGACCTTCAAATACTAGATCGCCTTGAATATTTCTAAGTGATGTTTTTTTATTATATGGATTATCTAATGACTCATTATATTTTTTCTCTAAACGCGTCGCCGTATTTTTTTCACTAGATTTAAAAGAATTATTTTCATGTAAATTTGTTGATGCTACCAAATGATCAATATTGTGTGTAGGACTTCCATCTGTATTTAATGGCCCTAAATAATATTGATTATCACCAAAAGTACATAACAGAACTGGATCGCCTACAGCTGGTACATCAACTGTTCCTCTAAGTAAAGGGAAATATCTATTTTTTTCTGTCATTTCTGCAGTTTTATCATGTGCTGGCTCATAATGAGATACTGCCATAATGCTGTTAATATTTTTAGGGTTTCCATAATATCCTTTTGATTTAATACCCGTTATAACCATAGTGACAACACCAGGTACAAACTGATGCCATGCCATATCAGGTTTATCAGAAATAAATGGAATATTCCATTTTAACCAACCCTGCTGAGTACTTACCCACGTAGAACCCATTTTAATCTCCTATAATATTTTTATTCATATTTTTAATTTCATCCATTTTATCACTTTTACGTTGAACTTCATCAACTGTTTCTTGTAATGTTAGAATCAATTCTTCCTTTTCTTGTTCTGTCAATACAATACTATCGTCATCTACCCCACTAATCGATTTAGTAATTATTCGTTGTAGAACACTCGCTAACTTAACGAGATGTTCATCATTTTTAACTGATACATCCATTATTTCTTTTATAACGGGTGCGATTAGAATCGCATCATCTATTGTTCGAATAAACCCATGTATTTCTTGTACTAGAAGATCTAGTTGTAGCTTTTTATTTTTTACATTATCGTAAATATCTTTTGTCAAATCTTGAAAAGTTTTGCCATCAAATATTTCTTGATTATCATCCATAATAACATCTCTCTTAACTTAAAATCGACTTGTTCATATATAAATATAAGTTTCTCAAAAAAGGCATGGACATAAAAAAAGGCGATGTTAAATCGCCTCTTATTTATTTTAATTACTGTAATTTACAATTTAAAAAAAACATTATGGTCTACTAACCGATTTATACTACCATTCAAACTAAATTCATTTGATAATCGTTTATAATGTTTTTTCATTTCATTTATTATTTTTGTTATATATACAGTGTCAACTCCAGTCATTTCTCTAATCAGAACGTATAAACTTTTCTTATTAAAATTATCAATTTCACTTCTTTTCATTAATAATTCTAAAATAGAATACGCAATATTAATATCTCTTTTTTTCTTAAAAATATTTGGAATATTTAATTCAAAATAAGTTATTATTTCGCTGATAAAATCATTTAAATAATTATCAAACGGATCGTCTTGAAAAGCTTTTTCTGATAATTCTTTAACTACTGTAGTGGCATCCATATCATGATGTATTTTCATTTTTTTATAATTGGAGTTATTAACTAGTATTAAATAATTTTTAGCAACAACTGAAAAATAACTAAATGCTTTATACCCTTTAGTGTGATCATATTTATGAATATTTAAGACAAGAAAGGAAATAACTTCTTGTTTCACATCTTCAAATGGAGCGTCGAAATAAGAAAATTTAAATGTATTTATTATATTTTCACATAACTTATCAAATGCATAAGCTATTTTATCTCGATATATTTTATTCCTAATTATAGGATCTGTTTCTTCATTATATTCAACAACTGCATCTTGAACATCTTGATCGAAATACATTCTCTTATTTTTTTTCTTAATTTTTTTCTTGATTGGCATTAGTGTTTCCTTTTTCTTCCTCTGTTTCGAAAATTTCATTAAATAATATTTGTAATTCTTTTAACTGTTCAAAAAAGAAACTAGTTTCATCATCAGATTTATAATGACCGGAAGCATCAACTGTTTTCATTTTTTCTGTTGCATATTCTACTATCTGTTGAAGCTGAATTATAAAATTTTCATATTGATTAATTCGTCTTAATGATAATACAAACAAATAACTAATAAAGCAAGTAAAAATACTTAAAACTGTTATAATTATTTCTAGTATCATGATGCTTCTGTTTCAAATAATTTATCAAATTGTTTTTTTAAACTATCAAGTTGTTTCTTATCTTTATCATTTGTTTTCTTTTTCTTAAACGATTTATTTACTTCTGATAGTTTATCTTCGCTAATTTCAATAGATTGTTGATAATGTTGTTTCTCTGCAATAGTACTCATCCAATCTGCAAAATGAACAATATAATGTAAAATATTTCTATTGACATCTGGCCTCTTATAAAGAGCTTGATTACCTTGATCAAACATTCCATCACTAAGTTTAATAGCTTTCCATACTTCAGGACTTATCTTTATATCAAAATGTTGCAATAACCATAAAGCTCTATCGGTAACACTTAATGGTTCGAGCTTATCATTAAACGTATACCATTCACTTAATTTTTTTCTTCTCCATTCATCCGTTTGAGTAATATAATAAGGATTTTCTAAATCTCCAAGTTTTCCTAAATCATGAAACATCGCTGCTAAAACTATATCAGAATCGGAAGTAATTACTCCTACGTCTAATTTTTCGAATTGTTTTTTAATATCTAAAGCCGTTCTAGTGACTCTTACTACGTGATCTAAATATCCCCCAACGAAACAATTGTGATGGTGGGGTCGACTCGACGCTGGTGCATCGATCATTCGGGTTTCAAAATGTTTATATAACTTTAATATATTTTCTTTTTGTTCACCTTCGAAATGGTGTTCTACAAATTCTATTAAGGTATTCCATCTTTCTAGAATTTGATCTGAATTGTGATTCATATAACTTCCTTTACTTGTTTTTAAAACATTTTAATATACTAAATAAACTATTACAAAGCAACAGGTTTTTTATTTTTTTTACATTGTGGTGGAGCTGTTACACTCCACCACAAGTCCGGATCTACTTTATAGCTGATCGCACGCCATAAAGTCCAAATGAAGCAAGCAGTGTAAACATGCCTTCTGGAATCTCGAATCCTGCAGCTTGAGCTGCTCCTACCAATCCCATAACGACTGCCGACCAAACTGATTTGCTTTTATACCATTGTTTATTCATGGTTTTTTCTCCCGATTAGAATGAATAACTGATTCTTACTTGTACGTCACCATCAGCTGATAATTCGGAACGCAGACTTGCGCCACCGTATTGATAACCGACACCATACATCGTTTCGGTTTCATCACCAACTGAAGAGTATCCAACTAATGCCGAAATACCTTTCGTGAACTCAGGGGCAATTACAGCCCTGTACCAGAAATCACCACTGGTTGTATCTGAGAGATCGTATTGCAAGTAGGAAGTCACCATGCCAAATAGATCACCACTGGCATCTACTAACATCCCATCATCGCTATTCATTGAAAGCCCTGCAGAATGACCTAGCACACCATACGATAATCTCGCAGAATATGCCTGTTCATTTCCATAATAAGCCTCAACACCTACGCCCAACATTTCAACCGTGACACCGATTCCTTCAGCGTACGTCTGAGCGCTTGGTTCACTCGCAAAGGGATTCTGACTCGGTCTATGCCAAGCATTTGCCAAGCCGAACGGAACCCTCTGTTTACCAATTGTCAATGCAGCAAAATTAGCGTCTAATGTATAGTACGCTTCTTCCACTACCATGCTACCATCGGTAAGTCGTGAACTCAATTGCCAACCTTCGCCGCTCAACGATAATCCTGTGTAGGGACTGGTAAAAGATACCGTGTCACCAAACACAACATCGGTGCTCATCTCACCCGAAACAACCATTACTGGTTCTGTCTCTTGTGCGAATAGAGCGCCCATTATCGCGATCGCGGAAAGGAGTTTCTTCATCGTGTTCATTACACTTCTCCTATGTTATTTCCAAAATGATAACAGCACGAGTAAGGCCAAAAGACCAGTGAATCCGGCATCTAAAAATGCCTGAATAAGTGCTGTTATGTTTGTTACTACGCTAACACCGAAGACGTCGCCGCCAAAGAGTATTCCTGTGAATACACTCAAGACGATCAAGCTAGTAGCTACTGCTACTAAACTATCTACACCATCAGTGATAGACGAAACCATGTTCTTAACGTTCATGTTTCTTCTCCATGTTTATTTATGAATTTACGCGTTATTATAACTGCATAACCTTAATAACCGCGCAACCTATAACCTTTAGGATTTTGTATATATTATACATAATGATAGTCTACTATATATAAATATTAACTATTTTCTTCTAAACACATTTTTTTTATGTATTTTTATAAAACCATATTAATAAAACTATTATTAATATAACTGCAATTATCGTCATAGCAGTTCTCCAGTTTCACTAAAGTGGACCCGCGGGGAATCGAACCCCGGTCCGGTATGTCTTTACCAATTCAGTCATTCACAGCTTAGTTGATTTCCATTGGTAGCTATCAACAAACAACCATGTGGATTTCTTTTACTCAGAACATATCCT